ATGACACAAGATACACCTACATATTACGTTTGGATAGGTGGCTCATGTGATTATGGTCATAAAGAGCGAGCTGGTGGTGCTGCCGTTGTAATTGAGCATAACGGCAACATCATCAGCCGTGATGTAATCAGCGACTTGCACACCACGGAGTTCCGCATGATGCTAACCCTCATGGTGAAGGTAATGCAGGAAATACCGGAAGGTTCCGACATTCTCTTCCTGACCAATGCCGCCTATATTCAGAACTTTGACAAGACTCCAACGGCTAAATCAGCCAACCGAACGAGCAGCGAGAGCAAAGATGCAAGCTCGCTTGCAATCTCTGCCGAGTCGCGAGGGAGGAAGGCGAGAGCCAACTCCGACTTGATCATTCAATGCATCGAGGAAAAGAAAAGGCACAACTCAGTCGGGGTCAAGATTGTGCAATATCACAAGAGTCCACTGCTGATAGAAACCCACGATAGGGCTACGGAAGCAATGGCAAAGACAAGAAAGGAGTTTCATCTGAAAAACAAGTAAATGTTTAGGAGCTATTTCCGGTCATTAAGGTCACGGTCATTATGGTCATTAAGGATTTCAACTTCTCTATTCTGGTAACACATTAGCGCTTTTTGATAACACATTTGTAACACACATGGATGATTTCTCAATACACCAAATTCATAACATACTGATTAGCAGCTATTTACGAAAAGAGTACATAAAAGAGGAATAAGTGATAAAATATATTTAAAAACAAAAAAGAACAACAGAGATAAGTGCCTATAAATAAGCAGCTTACTACCATTGTTCTCCCATGCTAATTTTGTACAAATAAGTTTCATTTTGCTTATTATAGTGATTCCGTTGGGGTCACAACCAATTTTTCACAAAACTGTCTATATCAGCCACTTATCTTTTTGGTGCAAAGATAGTGATAACATTTTTATAACACAAATTTTTCATTACTTTTTAACTATATTTTGCAAAAGTTGAAATTTGGCGGTTTAAAATACTTTTCTTACTTTTGCACTCGTCAATGTGACGATTGATATAAGACTTCGATATTCAACCTGTATTCAATAGGTTCAATATAAATCACGAAATCCCTAGGTCGGCGTCACACGACTTGGGGATTTTTATTTTCCCCGAGTTTTTGGCGGTCATGGTAGTTTGTCGGTTAACTCCACTCGGCTACGCTGACTTTAAACCCAAGTCGCAAGAGGACGCATGGCGACATCGCAGGATTTGATAGCAGAAGGCGAGCAAGGCGGTAACTACACCGAAAGCTGCTTAGGTCAACTGATGTAGATTATCAAGTGACCAGATGATGGGGGTGATTGCCTCAGCGGAAATAATTTTTTGTGTGCTATCGCATACGTGTGCGATAAGGGGGATTCTAGAATCCGAAGGCTCTTAGCCTAGCGGTTTTAACATTAAAAATAAAAATAGTTATGAATAAAAACTTAAATGAGTGGATTAAGAATAATCGTAGCAAGCTTATCGCTACTCGAACAAGGGCAGAGAGGTATTTGTTTAGCAAATTACCTCGAAATATAAGACAGAGTGCAAAAATTCAGCACCCTATCATAGTAAACGACCATGTATACTTCGTTGATATATATCTGCCAAAGATACAAGTCGCTATCGAAGTTGATGGTTGGTCTCATGCTGCAAAGCAAGAGAAAGACGATTTGCGAGATAAGGAACTTTTGAGTTTGAACATCAAAACTCTTAGGATAAGCAACACAGAAGTGTTCTGTGATGATATAAGAAATATGCTCATTGATGCAATCAAAGATTATCCTGTCATTAAGAAGTTGACAAAGAAGGAGAAAAAGGAGCGCATCGCAAGACAAAGAGAGAAACTTAAAGATATTTATCAGAAACTTAAAAATAATTGCGTATAATTATGAAGAAGATTTTGTTAGCGACCTTAGTTGTCGCAAGTTTGTTCACCTCTTGTAAGGAGCACTTCTCTGACGGAGAGCGTGTAGGTACAGTTACCAAGTTTAGCAAGGCTGGTGTTTTTGGGGATTCTTGGGATGGTCTCTTGAACATTACTCAGACAGGAATGAACTCCAGTGGAGAGCCATTCACTTTCTCTATTGATAATGACCGCAACGACCAACAGAAACTCATCGACACCTTGGTTAAGGCACAGGTGGAGGGATGGAAGGTCAAGATTAAATATCACCAAGTATGGGGTGCGAAGAATGTTTTCAACAATCGCGGTGAGAGTGATTTTTTCGTAGATGATGTAATCGTTCTTGATAAGAATTTCTCTAAGATTGGCGATATAGTGAAGGGAACTTCCAAGCCGAGTGCAAGCGTTCCTAAGCGTGACACCATCCTAGTGAAGATAGTTAAGTAACTAATCGCCCTCTCTTAGGAGGGGGCTTTTTAATTATAGCGTATGAAAGAAGAAGATTTAAAGAAAGCTATTGAGTTGAAGGATAAACTTGATAGCGAAAGACAACTTTTAAGGTTTGTACATTTTCCGTCTGTGTATTTAAGAGTTAATCTTGAAGAAAACAGCGACCACGGACGTATTCGTAACATAGATTACCTTCTCGATAATGATGTTATCAAAGGACTGAGAGCGATGGTTATCGCCAATATCGAGAAGAGAATTAATGACTTACTGGAAGAATTAAAAAAGTTGTAGGCTTATGGGAAGTTTTATAAAAGAGCGTCTTATTTTTGCATACTGCTGGACGCATTCGACCGGTAGATGTAAGGATTGCACTTGTTGTTACACCTTCAAGAAATGTAAGCACTTCGTAAATTCTTTTTGGAAGATACACCGCTACAGGCATTATCACAAGACAAAAGCGAAATATCCATGTACGCTTGTCGAGTTTAGGAAGAGAGTTAGACCATTTGATGCTTTTAATGAACGCATCGCTAAGATGAAAGAGAAGAATGGAAAGGCTTGCAAAGGTAATGGATAAGTACTTGAAGGAAGCTGTCGCTGATTGGAATAAGAAGGAAGTTCTGACCCTCACCATCAGCAAGCAATGGTTCGACATGATTCTATCAGGCGAGAAGATAGAGGAGTATCGGGTGATTAAAGGTTTTTGGATGAGTCGTCTTCTCCTTATCAAGGATGAAGAGTGCAAAGATTTCGATAAGTACAAAAAACTCCACATAGGAAAGAACGAGGAAATGCTTATAGATACCGACACTATCAAGAAATTGTTGGATGATGGTACTATGAAGTTCATACCCTTTACCTACGTACTCTTCAAAAATGGCTACTATGACGATAGCCCAAAGGTTGTGAAGGAGATTGAGAGTATTACCATCGGCAAGCCTAAGAAAGGCTTATGCCCCGATAAATGGCTTGATACTGAGTTTTTTATCATTAAATTTAAGTAGCGTATGACAAACAAGGATTTTTATAATGCTCATCTAGGTAAGCGAGTTCTTTATAAGGGCAAGGATATTGGCGCATATGTAGCAGGGTATATTGAAGATAAGTATATCATATTAGGTTTTAATGATTATACTGGCTGCATTCTATACTTTACATCTAAAGTGTATAAAACGCTTGGCGAAACATATAACTCTTACCGATTCGCAAAGTTGAAGTATTTGGAAGTAATAGAATCTTAGTTATGAAAAAGGAAGATAGAATCAAAGTTTGGGAGAAGTACGGCCATCATTGCGCATACTGCGGAAAAGAAATAAAGTTCGAAGATATGCAAGTAGACCATTTCGTTCCCAAGAATCGTGGCGGTTACCCTCGTTGGAGTGATAAGGAAGGTAAGTATGTCGTTTCTCATGGTGAGGATAGTATGGAGAATTACATGCCTTCTTGCCGCGCCTGTAACTTTAGAAAGCGGGATATGAATATCGAACAATTCCGTGAATCTATAAGAGAACAGGCTGAAGGTTTGCTTAGAGGTGCTGCAAAGTTCCAAGTAAGTATGAGTATCGCTTATGGTCTGCTTACTCCTTCTTTCAATAAGCCTATCGTATTCTATTTTGAAGAACAAAAAGGAGTAGCGTATGACTAGTATTAGAAAAGCTAAAAAGCAAATGAAGAAGGCTCGTCCGTATTTGGAAAGTCAAGGCTACAGATTTGGGCGAAAGGCTAAGATTTTATTCTTTCCAAGAGGTTATTATTTATGGTATAGTTTTGTTGATATGGATGGGCGAATACAAAATCACTTTCCTATCCGGATAAAGTCAAGAAGAAAGCGAGGTAATCATGAAAAGAAGATTCTTTAGATTCTATAAGGCTCGCATTCCCCGAAAGCTAAAGAAGGCTGCGAAGTATGGTATTGAAAGACGTGTATACCCAAAGACTGAAGAGAAGGACACAGCCGTTGGTCATGCATACATCTATACCGAGAATGTTAAGTATGTAATATTAGGTAGACGTACCAAGTGGAAACAAAAGGCACGTTTTAAAATTATAAAAGAATATAAGAAACAACTTGCCTATATGTGGCATAGGCAATGCGACCGAATGATAACATGGTAACAGAAAAAGCAGAGCCTAGTGCCCTGCTTTTTCCTTGTCTTCACGTTCTCGTTTCTCGGATATTGCCTGTCTGATCCACGCGCCTTTGTTGCGTCCTAGGGATTCGCAAAACTCAAACGTTTCTTCGTTTACATGCGTCACAACCCTGTAGATGAGGGCAGCTGCGCCCTTGCTCGGTGCTCCGGCTCGCTCTCTGCGACCACCCCACCCTGGATGCTGACTGACCTTGCATTGCTGAACCTTGCCCTTGCTATTGATGCGGAACTTCATTTTCAGCCGGTCATTTACCCAAACTTCAGCAATTACCGCATCGGGCGTCTGCTGAAGGGTAGATTTGGCGATGCCGATAAGATAGGCTTTATCCTTGAAGAAGGTCTCTGTCTCATCGAGTATCGCCCAATCATCGTAGATTATGATTCTTGCCCTTTCCATATTCTCAACCTAATATTGCCATCAGTATCGTGAATAAGAAGATAAAGAGCACGAACCATTCCTGTTTACTCATAGCTTACCCCCTTTCTTCTTCTCTTGCGATGATAAATTTGAAGTGCTTTCACAACTCTGTGGTCTTCTTTCCAACCAAAAGAAGCTTTAATCACTCGTTTCGTCCAATATCGTTTCTTCTTTTCTGAACCTAGAAGTATCTTCTTTGCTAGTCTTGCTTTCATTTCTTACCTCCTTTCTTGTCGAATTTATTGCCGATAACTTTTAGTTGCTTATTACGCAACATTCTCCCTAAAGTATTTGGGTAGAGAACAGGGTGTTCTGTATCGACCAAACTAAAACTAGTGTTGCCTTGATTCCAAACTACTTCATAGATGCTGCCTGTATCCTCGTATTGTCTGAGCAAATCATGCTCATAGATAGGAAATCCGTTACAATCCCGTGCGCCTGTAAATTGGCAGAGGGTGTTGGTGTCAATCAAATATGAGTTTACTACGCCAAGTTCTTTATGGCTAGAAAAAACTTCGCTATTTCTGATAGTAGGGGAACAATCAACCCACGCACCTGTTCTTACTCGTATTGCCTTGAAATTGATTTCGCTCATTTCTCCCCTCCTTCCTCGATTACTCCTATCGGTTTGATGTCGTTCACACTTTCGTCCTCGGTAAAGAAGGAAACCTTCATCATGTCGCTCACGTAGGCCATTGCCACAACATCTTCATGTGCGTTCTTGATGATACAGATGTCTCCTCTTACCTCATTCTGCGTTTTCAGATACTTCACGGCTGCATCCTTCACCGCCAAAGGATTCATTTTCTTTGTTATCGTCTCCCCCGACTGAGGGAAGACGAAGATAAATTCTTGCTTATTCATACTGCTGTCTGTTTTTGTCTTGTTTGAAATCTGATATATATGCTGCGTGTATCTACATCAAAGTAGGCGTCTTTCTGCTCGTCAAAGCTGACCCAACCTTCTTTCCTGTACTTCACGCCTGTAGTCTGCATAAGGGCGTTGCAAATGGTATCACTCCACTTGTACGTATGGGCAAACTGCTCTTTGCGTTCTATCACGATACAGGTTCCCAAGAATACTACCTCTGTCACTTCTCCACTTACATAGCCGCAATAGTTCTGCTTTTCCTCGCCAATATTGCTAGCGCAATTCTTTCCGAATATACGTGAGAGGGCAACTTTCTTTGTGCTCTCGTCAATCAATTCTATTTTTCTTCTTGCCATATTAATCTAATTCACTTTCTGTTATTAACAACTCATCAAACATAGTACTATCCTTGCATGAGCAGCTCCATGATGATTCGTCCTTGTCTTCAGACACTTCATAGTTATCGGGATATTCCTCCTTGTAGAAACCTAGGATATTATCCTCCTCTTCTGCCATCCGCTCCTTGGCTGCGGTCTTGGTGCGATATACTCCAATAATATTAACGCCCGAATAGTCTTGGTTGTCTGCTCCGTGCTTAATCAACACAAATACTTTCTGTTTCTTCATCTTACACGCCCTCCTTCTCTTCTACTACATCAAACGAAACACTTTCCAACTCGCCATTCTCCAAACAACCCAAATCGTACAAACGTCTTGCGGCATTCTCTGCGTCTTCGGATGATGCTGCGTCTAGAGATACCTTGTAGGTGATTCTCTCCACGATTTCTACTAAATACTTTTTCATAATCAAATCCTTTCTTTTAAAATTAAACTTGGTGGGCGGATGGTACGTTGCAACCATCTGTAGCGGCTTGAATACCGCATTCGCCCTATATATAAAACAACAACAACTTCTATTTTATCTTCTCAAGACAAGTGCTCTTGTCTACGCTTACATCTCCTCTACAATATCTTCAAAACTCTTCTTCTTAATCTCCATGGAAATCAGACTTGCTATGTCTAAGACTTTCGTTTCCTTGTACTCTCTGGACGTATCGTGAATATAGATGCAGAAACTATCTATCTCGTATTTTTCGCTATTGAACAAAGTATAGCTTGATGTAGGAAAGCGGAAAATGATTCTGCTCCAATCCTTTTTATCCAACAAATTTTTAACAACTGAATTAGTCATACTCAAAATGTTTTGTGAGGGAGATTTCTCTCCCTCGTGTTAAACTTACTCCTTCATCAGACTTTCTACAAGTTTTTCCTTGGTGGCAAAGACGTCTACACCCTTGGTGTATGTACTATCATGTTTTAATAAAACCTTACAGCATTCCCTGTCTTCATTCTTTTCAAGGATGACGCGAGTAATCGTCTTCTCAGCTATCTTGTTATCACGCAATAGGAAAACCTGTTGGCCAACATATAAGTTGGTTTTAAGATTTGTCTTTGCTCGTTCCTGTACTTCCCAATCAGACGATAATTCCATACATGCGTACACTTCCTTGCCTTCTGAGAGGTCTTTGGTGATGTGCTCGAAGATTTCCTGTTCTGTAGGCTCTCGCTCTTCTCCGGTCTCTTCATCATCGATGGTGTAAATACTATATTCCCAACCTTCCTTGTCTACAAGTTTGAGTCCGGCTGCCTGTGCCTTTACTACGTCTTGTATGGTGTTAATCTCAACTCCTACAAAATTGTCACTCAATCTAACTGCCTTAGTTGTCTTCATAATTTTATCTCCTATAATTTAAATTTGTTACTTGTTATTGTTAACCATTCTAGCGGCACAAGTTCTGCCGATAATCTCGTCAATCTTTGCTTGCTGCTGATAATCTGTGCAGTCGGCAAAGTTCTCCTGTTCCTCATAGAAACGTGCTGCATTCTTCAGCTCATGGAGTGTTGCTTGGGTGTAGTCCTTGTTAGGATCAACTTGCCTAAGGTTCTCACATGTCTTGCAATACTCGATGAAGTCTACAAGCAAAGATTTCTCCTCGCTCTTGCTCTGCTGCATTCCGGCTCCCATAAGAGGTAGGGCAACTATCGTTGCCACTACCAAAACTATCTTAATTCTCTTTTTCATATTACTCGTCCTCCATGTCTTTTGCTGCTCTCAGTCTGTAGCCTGTAAGACTGCCAACTAAGAAGATTAATACATAAATTGTGATGTCCATAACTTAACCCTTTCTATATCTTATTTCGTTTACTGCTGACTGAACCAAAAGGCTTGAAACCTCGCTTAGCTCGTCTATAATATCAACAAAAGTGACTTCCTTCGTCTCGTTATTCAGAAACTCTACATAGTCGGGATTCAGGCGTTTATACACTACGTATTCAACTCCGTTGATTTTCGTGGTAATGGTGTCGTGGTCTTGTCTGAGATAGTCGCTTATCTCGTTGATTAGACTCCAATACTCTTTCAAAGCTAAAATTTTCTTCATTTTCGTTCCTTTCTTTTAATTGTTATACTTGTGCGGTCTCACGGCTTGAACGTGATGTGCTCCTCTATTCGCTGACCGCTCCATGTTACTTCTTGCCAAAGTTGAAGATTCTAACAAACTGATAGAAAGTTTTGTGTCCTACAAGGTGAAACAAGTCTTCAAAGATGTACTCCTTGCATTCCTTTGTTCCTTCTCTGTACACATCTTGCATCTGCTTTGCGGTCATATAACCGCAAGTAAGCCATTCGAAGAATAATGCCCCTAAACTCTCATAGTCTTTGTTCTTGTCATAGAACTTCTTCTGCTGCTCGTAAGTTTTGTTCTTTCTCATATTCTAATCTCCTATCTTTAATATTCAACACCATTCAATTTAAGGGCAATTGCCTTTAAGTTCTCGATTCTCTTTTGTGCATTCGGGGTGATTTCAACACCACAAATGAGGACTGCCTGTGAAAGGTTCATTACTTTGTCGTATAAAGCGTTTGTGATGTTTGAAATCTCATCACTCGTAAGCGTTATTGTCTTGTCCATTGTCTTATTGTTTTAATAGTTCAACTTTTCTTTAATCTCTTTGAACTCCTTCAATCGCTTGTGCGTTATAGGAGTATCATCGTGGCTTGAAATACATTCCTCTAGAAGGATTATTCTATCGTTAATAGCTGATGTAATATTATATATTTCACCGCCTGTAAGTGTTATTGTCTTTTCCATAATCTTATGGTTTAGAGGGACTATTGCTAGCCCCCCAGTTGTTACTATTGTTTAAACACTCCCCAAAGTTCCTTTTTCTTACCTTTGGAGATATTGAAGATGAGTGTATGTACATCTTTCTGTAAGTCTGAGTGCCATACGTCTGTTGTTTCGATGTACTCGTAGTCACTGAAAACTTTTTTTACTTCTTCATCGTCTTCGTACTCGAATGGGTCATCCTCGTACTCGAATGGTGCGAAATCGTAACCGCCATCTTTAAGGCTGAATACTTCTTCCATATAATACTTTGCCATAATTGTTGTTGTTAAAATGTTATACATACAAAGTGCAGGTGTACGTTTGCGCCCAACGTTCACAAGTTACATGTGACCTAACTCCCTTCGTTTAACGTCCGTGGGTTGACGTGTTTCGATGTTTCTCTAGTCTAACACGACTAGCGTTTTTACATCTTGCGTGATGAGTGTTTGAGACTTCTTTGTCTTGTTGCTTTGAGAGTTGCAACTAACTCGGTCGCATTTTCCGTTGATGTTTGAAGAGTTCTATCTCTCTGACTTTCCCGACTAATCTGTACTTTTATAGAGGTAGTTAAACGTGAAGTTCTAAACGTGCCATCGTTCCTCTAAAATCAAACTAACTTGATTTCGAGTGCAAATTTAATCTAACTTTTTAATTCCACCAAATTTTTCTGCACTTAATTTCAAGTTTTAGGTGATATTTAACCTCTGTTAATATAAAACTTAGATTAATTTACAGATTTTAATAAAATTATTAGGTGAATTATTTGTATCTTTGCACCCAAATAATTAAAGTAAAATTTTATGGCGACAAAATCATCAACAGAAAATATAAATCTGAACTTGAAAGAGTTACTTAAAGAACGTGGAGTTATGGCGAAGGATTTAGCAGATTACCTCGAAATAACTCAAGTTGGTATGAGCAATATCATTAACAACAAAACTATCCCTTCATTAGGGACGCTAACGAAAATAGCGAAGTACTTTAATATGAAGTTGTCAACTCTTCTAGGTGAGGAGCCTTTAAAGGTCGTTGATAACTCTAAAGAGTTTGCAGCATTTATCCGCTACAAGGGCATCCACTACACGGCAGACACGCTCGATGAGTTCTTCAAACAAGTTGATGAACTGAGAATAATTGCAAAGTAACTATAATTTATAACGCATATTGATATGGAAGTTTTTTTATTTTTCGGGGCAGCATTACTTCTTGCAGTTGTCCTAAAGGTTATCTTTACACCTCGAAGGGCAAAGAAAGTGGTAATGTCTTCAAATCCGATTGACGGAATTAGATTTGGTGGAGTAATGGGATTCATGCTCGGTGATAGTTATGAGTTTTGCTTGTCAAGATTCAAGCATTTGGATATCGCTATTGACTATCAAGATAAGACTGGAGATGATTCTATGATAATGGGTTGGGGTAAAAATCAGTACAACAACATTAATGCGGTTCGCTTTATATTTGAGCAAAAGAAACTTTCTTCTATAGTTATAGATGTTGACTTTTCCAAAGAGGGTATTCGTGATATGTACGGCATCTTGATAAGTCGAATTTGCAGAATATTGAAAACTGAGCCTATGATGAGCGATTCTAAGCAAACTGCATGGGCGTCTCCTAAAAGCGGAATTATTCTGTTCAAACGCTTTGCGCCAATATCGGGAGATGAAATTCTATTGATACAGATAGGAAGTATGTAGTGAGGGCGTCAGCCCCACAGGGCATGGGGAGGGCGCTTGCGCCCGTGGGGGCGCTGCCCCCTTATCTCCCCCGAGGATTCTTCACTCTCACCCATAAGGAAGGAACACACAAGAGAGAAGAGAGAACAGAGAGAGTACAGGGAGAGAAAACAATTTCCCTAACTAGGAAAATCAAAACCGCCTAAATCATCTTCTAAAAGCCTTAATCCTAGATGAGCACATTATCTTGCACAAAACCATGAAATCTACGAAAAACCCACAAAATCGGCTCTAATCTGCCCAAAAATGGCTCTTAAACGGATCAAAACTCACGAATTTGGGAGAAATCCCGACCAACTGCCCGAAAATCGCAAAAATCTTCAGAAATGGGCGAGTTTAGCGTTGATTGTGGGTGAAAACCATTCAAGAAGGTTGAATGCGCCTAGTTAAAGTTTGCTAACGAACTCCTTGCGTGCGTGCGTACCTATTAATGCAAACCCCATTTTTTGTTTGCAAAGAATCTTCTTTTATGAAATAAGAACTTTCTTTACAACTTGCTTTTATTCTCCCTTGGGAGTAACTGAAACTAACTTGCTTATATTTAACCACTTGTCTTTTCTTTACAATAATCACGTATGTTTACAAAATGGGTCTTCTAGAGGAGAAAGAAGGAGGAGGAAAAGGGGTGAGTTGCGCCCCGAGAAAGAAATTTGTGGGATTTGGGGCGATTTTGAACGAGGTTGGAACACGGCAAAACGGAACTTCAAATATTATATATTTGCCCTCGAAACATCAAATAATTGCAATTATGACGGAAATATTATCAAAAATCCCAAAGCATTTGACCTCTTGTCCTGTACTCACGGACAAAAAGGAGTGGATATTAGGTGCTGCTGCCTTGGCGGGCGGTGTTGCGTCTTCTCTCTTTGGTGCAAACAAGGCGAAGAAGGCGGCTAGAAGGGCACAAGCGGAGAACACGTACAGAACGAACGCTGAGAAGGCTTGGTACGACAAGAACTACAACACGGACTACCTTGATACGAAAGCGGGTCAGAACCTCATGAGAAGGGCGAAGGAGGTACAGGATGAGTACGTCCGCAAGGCTGATGGTGCTGCTGCCGTTGGCGGTGGAACTGCTGCAAGCGTTGCGATGGCAAAAGAAGCAGCTAACAAGGCTATGGGCGATACGATAGCCAACGTAGCGGCACAGGACACGGCTCGCAAGCAGCATGTGGAGGATGCTCACCTTCAGAACACTCAGCAGTTGTCTAGAGAACGTCAGCAAATCGAGCAGCAGAAGGCGCAAGCCACTAGTGATGCGGCTCAAAATGCGTCAAATGCTATGTTCAATTTCGGTGTGAACCAATTGGGGTCAGAACTCGAAGGTGCTAAGGCGGTGAAAACCAATACTTTAGGCTCAAACGGAAAGCCAATTGATAACACAATTGTAACACAACAAGACCGAACCGCTCATTCTGCCGCTACTGACCACTTGGCTGAGAGCATGATGACTCCCGAGGAGAAGAACCAATACCGATTGAAGAAGGCAGTTGGATTGTCGGGGCTTGGGTAGCAGCTAGAAGGTGGAGCGGATGAGCAACAGGCAAGGTGGACGAGGCACAACAGGCGACCCCAAGACCCCCACCCCCTTCGACCACCGTTGCAAATTATAGTAGAATAATACAAATAAAGAAATTCTGCCTCCCCCCACCCCCTTTTTCTGGATTTCGTTTTTCCGATTTTCCCCACCCCTGAATTTTCGGGAAGTGTTAATAATATTAAATATTATAGACTATGAATAGAACAAAGATTATTCTGTGTGGTAGAAAAGAATACGAAAGGCATCATAGACCAAAAGGTTTAGCTGTTGCTTACATAAACAGAAAGCCTTTTATAAAGAACCTCCCGAAACTAAAGAAGGGAACATGGAATATGGCTCATGAAGATGAAGCCGATAACATTCCCTTCACATTTGAGGAATTAGTGCATTTCTCAATAGAAATGTTCAAGAAAAGTTAAACATTAAAACAAAATAGATTATGACATTAGAAGAAGCAAAGAAGATATTGGAGAAAGAGTTTGCAGTGATTAGTCTTCACAAGTCAACAGAGCCATTTGAGTTTGACGAGAGTGGCTGGATTGAGCATGAGAAGCCTTCTGTGCTTGAAGCTTTCCGTGTTTTATCCAAGGGAGGTTATTATATATCCATCAGCGGACATGATTACAATATGCGTGAGAAACGTTTGAAGAAGGAGTATGAAGAGAATACCAAGGCTCCCGGTTCTTCTGAGAACCGCATCAAGGAGGATTCAGGTGTAAACCCTGCCCTTAAAGAATCAGCCTCCCAGTTCAACGATGCCTTGTTGGATGAGCAGGGAAAGAAGATTAAGCATCTCACTAAAAAGATTGCCAGACTCAACAAGATTATCCACAAGAAGAACGAGGAACTTCGCCTTACAAAGATTCGTGAGAAGAATCTTGCCGAGTTAGGTCTGAAATATGTTGGGGAGAATGAGAAGCTGAAGAAGAAGCTTGCCGACAAGATTGTTGACAAGATTGATGCTCGGGCTTTGAAGAGTGCCGAGAGTGCTCTCGCTTATAAAGAGAAGGTGATTGCAGAGAAGGACGATGTGATTGCAGACTTGGGCAAAGAGTTGGCGGCTCAGAAAGACTTGGTGGATGATATTAGCTTGAAATATGATGGTGCCAAGTATAATCTTAAACTTCGCATGGATGAATGTGAAAAGTTGAAGAAGCAGCTTGATAGCAATACAAAGATGGTTCAGAAGATGGCTGAGATTATTGTCCATAAGAAGCCTGTAACAGCAGATGTTTTCAAAAAATGTTGTATTATGGCGTATAACGAAGAAAAACTTTCTAAAGTACTCGATGACGCTATAGACCAATTTCTTCTGTTTGGCGAAATTATTATAAAATCAGAGAAGTAAGCTATGGCAGTAAATAATAATCAGAATACGCAGCAGCCTAGGAAGAAGCCGGTAACTATCGGCGGCTATCCTGAGGCTGTGCATGACCTGATGAGGGCGAAATATCCCGATTATGATCAGGTGATGAATGGAGGCAACGGAGGAGCCGCGGTGGTAAATGGCGGTGCTGGCGTTAACTTCTTCGGGAATGGGGGCGGTGCTACCGGTAAGTTTGAGGCTCAGCCTGTTCAGACTGGCGCAGCACCTATTACAGACTTTACCCAGATGCCTAAGCAGGAAGAGTTCGTTCCGCAGGGAAGTGGTAATGCTAACCCAGCCTTGGGACCAGTACAGACTCCTTACATGGGCGATGCAGCAGAGAATACTCCTCAGCCTCAGAGCAATTTTGAGGGAATGCCGCAGCCTTCTACCGGTTGGAATGCTGACGGAACACCTCGCTATGATACGCTTTCTACTGCTCTGAGCGGCTTTCAGATGCCGCAGGAACAGCAGGTTCCAGAGTTTGAGGCTGACCCTAAAAAAAGGGATGGAGGCTTTTTCAGTTGGCTCGGCAAGGTTATGCCGAAGAGCAGACCTGGAATGCGTGAGGGCGAGACTCCTGATGAGTATGACCGCCGAATCACTACCAACAGAGAGCGTATTGCAGCCTTTGCCGATGCTATTCGCCACATTGGCAACATCGTGAATACTTCGAAGGGTGCGCCTCTGCAGGTGTTCAACGACCCTACTGCCATGATGGAACAGGGTTATCAAAACCGCAAGGCTCAGAGACAGAGACAGGCTGCACTTGATGCGGATGCGAATTACAAGGCGGCGAATCTCAGCTTAAAGGAACGTGCTGCAGAGGCGCAGAGAGCGTATCAGCAACTTCTTCTTGACCAAAAGAAGGACAATCTGGAATGGAGAAAAGAGAAAGATCAAAGAGATTTTGCCTATAATGCAGGTCAGGATGAAATCGAAAATCAGATTAAGTTATGGGATCGTGAATTAAAGGAGAAGGGCTTTGATGAGAAGAAACGCCATGACTTGATTATGGAGGCTCTTGCTAAACTCCGAGTCAACAAGAGTGGTTCCAGTGGTGGGCGTTCAGGCAGAGGCGGCGGTAGCTCATCTGCTAAATACACAACTTGGGACGCAGAGGGTAAGCCTCATTACGCATCCAACAAGACCATGTATGAAAACAATGAAGCCTACTACAATGGTATTACTTCTGGCAATTCATCTACTTCAAGCAGTAAGGAAGTGCTCCATAAGGATGGCTCTACTACAAAAACCACTAACAGACAAAGTGGTTCTTCTGTTGCGCAAAGAGCAGGAACGCTGCGAAGACAGAGAGAAGAAGCCAGAAAGAGGGCAGTTAAATCTGGTGGAAAGTCTTCTGGTGGAAAACTGGGAGGAAAGAAATATCATTAATAGATTAAACATATAATAAGATATGGAAGATAAATTATTAGGTCTGTATAACGATTTCAAGAATGCAGGATTGTTCAAAGACACCAAAGACTATGGTACTTTCAGACAACGTATGCAGGGTCAGGGCTATCAAGCACAAATATATAAGGTGGCCAAACAGAATGGTGCTGACGTTGGGCAGTTCTGGCAGTTCCAAAGAAACTTCGGATTGGGCAGATGGGCTGGCGGTTCTCGTCAGTCTATCCAATCTTCTAAACCTTTAACGACAGCGCAGCGTGCCGGTCAGGTTGCGCAGGAGTACAAGAAGAATCTTCAGCAGAAGAGTGGTGCTTACAAGGAAGGCGCAAACTATATCCAAGCTAACGGATATGAAGGTGAGAGTCTTGGAGATTTGATCGGGGATGCTTGGGAAGGCGTGAAGAGCGTAGGTAGAAAGATTGGAAATAGCGTTGCCAGCCACATAGGGGACTACGGAGGCTCTGTAAGAGCAGCAGCAAGGCAGGTAAATCCTAATTATGGTGCGAAACCTAGCAAGGAAACGCATCAAGTGTTAAAGAGCTGGGATGTGCTAACCAAGAAAGATAGTCAGCTTACGCCTGCTGAGCGTGCAGTTGCCAGCAATATGCGTACTCGCATGCAGAGAGCACAGGAACAGTCTGCACGTCAGGAGCAGCAGAGAGCAACCCCTATCAGCAGAAGCAGAATCACCCCTACTGCCAAGAACTTCAACGAAACGATGCAGCAGCTTTCCACTCCTGAGGCTAAACAGGCAAGGATCAAGCAGCAGCATGAAGACGACTTGAATCAGATGGCTTATCAGGGCGTAGGTCAGAATCTGGGTAAGGACATCTTTGCCATGACGGATAAGGCTATTGATTTGGCAGAACAGTCAAGCAAGGAGTTCTTCAAGGGAGCAGAGGACGCTCTCGGCTTCTCCAGACAGTATGATCCACGTATTCAGAAGAGTATCGCCGACGCAGCTGATATGAGAAAGAGCACAGAAACTATTCAGCGAGGTTTGCAGATTGGTTTAGCAGACAAGGTACAGGAATATTTCTCACGCCCAGAGATTCAGAAGAATGTGATGGATACTGCAGAGAAAATGAACATCAGTCTAGAAGAGGCGGTTGAAAGATACTATATGCCTAATCTGATGCAATATGCAAAGGATGCGGTAGAACAGAGACAGTTGGAGAAAGTTCTTCCACAAAGCTACTTTGATTATCTTGGAAAAAACTTGTCTAATAATATTGTAGGTATGATAGTATCTAACGGTAGGTATTCTAAAGAAGAACGACAAAGAAGACAAAGAGCATTGGCTATTTCTGAGGGATTTGAAGAGGCTCCTCAGATGGTAGGACATGAAACAAAATATTATAAAGCTGGCATTCTTGCTAGGGCTAGCGGAACAGGCTTAAACATGCTTGCAGATTCTCCATTCTTTGGGGTTGGAGGAACAGCAGCGGATATGGCAGTAAACGCTGGTTCTAGAATATTGGCAAGAGGTCTTGAAAAGGTTGGATTGAAGACGATAGGCAAGGTTTTGACTCCAAGAGAAATGGCTTTCAAGGCAGCCAATATGAGTACAGCGCAGAAGATTGCGTCTGGTCTCACTACTGGTACGGCTAAGTCTGCCTTGAATCTTAGCGGTTATTCTTTCATTACTGGTGGATTGCAACAGATTTCTACAGGTGAAGATTCTTCTCCTGCTGCCGTAGCGTTGGCTGCTATAGAAAGTGGATGGCATGGTGCAAAGACTGGTGCGATGTTCGGTTTCTCTGGTAGCGTAATGCACCCTTGGGTTTCTAAATACGGAATTACAGGGTTAGAAAGAAATGCAGAGCAGAGATTTATTCATGGTGCTCAGAAAGTTGGTGCGACCGCCGCAGGTCTCGGAGTTGAAGCAGGAACCATGATGGTTGCCGACCATTTGCAGGATGATAAGGAAATGTCATTTGCTCAATGGCTGGAGGATGGAGTTACTGTTATGGCTTTCAAACTTGGAGAGCCAAGAAACTACAAACATGTAGGCAGCATTCTTCACGGTCTTACACACAATACAAGCAAGACACCTATTACTCTTACCAAGGATGAGCGGAACGAGCTGATTAATTCTACATCTGGCAAGAATCTTATGGACGCTTTCCTTGACGTTAGTAAGGCTTCAAGAAAATCACCTATGTATAAATCCGTATACAAGGACTTTATGGCTGACCCAGAGGTCTCTCGTTCTACTAAAGAGAAAGTGAATGCTGCACTTGGAATGCCTAGCCAGAATTACAAGATTTCCCAACGCTCTGTGAACGATGTAAAGAATAAGCAGATTCTTGAATACGCTAGCGATGGAACACTTCTCACGCGTACCTCTTATAAGAATGCGGAGGAGCGCAGGGATATTCTGTACCGTCAAAAGACAGACCGTGACAATATGCACGTCTTGAATCTTGTAGGAATAGCAAAGTTGAGAGGCAGACAGCTTATTGATGATGATGGTAAAGTTTCGAGAATCGCAGCGGATTTCTTGCAGGTAAAAGGTTACGATATTAACAAAGAAGCGACAGACCCAAAGAATGCGGAAATGATTGCAAACTTGCAGAATCCAAAACATGAACTTTATTTGGATTGGATCAAGTATGCTGATGAGCACAACCAGTTTACAGGTGTTGATGCTAGCATTAATGAAATCCTGAAAAAGCATCCGTTGAAACGTACAGACGAGGAGGTTGCTAAGCTGAAAGAATATTCTCAGAATCTTGAAGCCCAACTGTTCCCTGCAGATAAGTTACACCCAGAAGAGTCTAAGAATCAAGGCAGAAGTATTGCTGAGGACAATAACCTAGGAACCGAGCAGCCGAATGGCGATACGGTAAAGCAGGAACTGAATGGACTGAGACAGGCAGAGGCAGAAATGGATGTGCTGATTCGCGACAACGATGTGTTCGGTCAGAACTTCAAGAAGTTGCAGGACCAAGATTTGACGAACCCTCAGATTTATGATTGGATGGTCCAGCAGGGCGGTTTGACTGTTGAACAGCTTGCACCATTTGCCCAATATATGCATGCGAATGAAAGAGTACAAGGTATGCAGGAGGCTACTAGAGAAGCCATAGACGAAAACGTAAATACCAGAGCGGACCAGTGGAGTTTTCATGGAACAATTAATGGAAACAAAATGAATGGTGAGCAAGTTCTGTATGTAACCGACAAAGAAGGCAGAATGCTTATTGTCGGTTCTGGTGAAGTTGCGTTTGATCCTATTACCGGGCGAGCAAAAGAAGACGTGGGAGATATGCTCGTCTGTCTTGATACAAATACTAGGGAAACTGTATACCTAAAAGCAGAAGACGTAACTCTTTCTAAAACCCAAAACGTTGAGGATTTCAAGAATGAAGATCGCTTGCGTTTGCAGATGATTAATTCTCAACCTTACAATGAGGCGGCACAGGAGCAGGCGATGCAGGATGCTGCAAAGCCTCAGCAGGAGCAGGAGGCACCACTAGATAATACCACAAAACCGGAAGATAATACCACATCGGGCGAAAATAATACCAAAACTGAGGAATTTGTACCACAAGAGCAGCCTCAGCAGGAAGGTGAAGGTTTAAAGTTTAAGGACGGAACATCAGTTCCTGTTGATGCAAACGGAGAGCCTGATTTCTTGAAAATGACTCCAGAGCAGGGGGCTGAGGTCTATAAGATGCTGTTTGAGGAAGATGCGCCAATGCAGATTGACAGCGACATCAAGACCTTGGAGAAGGACTTGGAAAAGGTGAAGGCTTCCAAGTATGAAGGTGCTTCCGTTATGGAAAGAGCCGCAGCTCGCAAGAAGGTGAAGGAGGCTATTGCCTTAGCAGAGGCTCAGGTGGAGAAAGCCAAGGCTATCAAGGCGGCCATGGAAAAGAAGCCAGAAGCTGAGAATACTAGCGTCGGTACGGCTGAAAACGCAGGACAATATGAGAAGGAACGTCAGCAGGGCTACCGTGAAGGCGAAGGTGGTGTTATCTATCATCGTCAGAAGCCAGAGGAAGTTGGCGGCATACGAGGCAAGGAAGTAACAGTAGCCTTCTCCCCTACCGAGAAAGTTAGAGGTCATGTTAAGCTGGTTGAACTTGATACGGTTCAGGCTAGTCACAACAACGGCCAGCTGAATCTTCTTCATTTCGGTCCAGACTGGCAGCCTAAAGATAGAAGCAGCCAAGCATCAAGAGTTGAGGCTGAGAAGATTGCAGGCAATATTGACCCAGAGCAGATTACAGGCAGCAATAACGCCTTCATCGGTTCGGCTCCTAGCGTGAACGAAAGACACGAAACCATCCAAGGTAATAACCGCGTGGATGCTTTGAAGGAAATGTATGCCTCCAATCCGGAGCAGGCAGCCAAGTATAAGCAATGGTTGATTGACCACGCAGCAGAGTTCGGCTTGAATGCTGAGGACATCAAGAAGATGAAGAAACCTGTGATTGTAAACGAGTTACCAGTGGATGATGCTACTGCAAAGAAGCTGGGTCAGATGATGGCTAGCGGATTCGAGAGTGGTGGCAAGCGTATTCCTGAGATTAGTGCTACCATCAACAAGCTTGGTGATAAGATGGAGAACCTTGCAAACGTTCTTCTTTCTGAGGGAACTCTTGGTGAAGATGCAAAGCTCAGCGACTTGATTAACCAGAACTCCAAGCGAGCTTTGGAATTTCTCAATAAGAACGGATTCATAGACAATACCGAATATGAGAATCTGGCTACCGATGTTGTTACCAGAAGACAATGGTTAGAGAATGTGTTGAAGGCTAGCCTGTTTGACGGAAACAGAAAGACAGAAGCCGCATTCAACCGATTACCAGGCAACGCTCAGAAGGCTGTATTGGCTACCTTCATGCGCGACAGAAACAGCAAGGATGAGGATAGAATCAAGCAGAATATTCAGAAGTCTTTCGAGGCTTACAACGAACTGAACCAGATTGCAGGATTTAAAAATTCTAAAAATCTAGAGCAGGCAATGGCAGCAATACAGGCAGAACTGTTAAATGGTTCTAATAATGTCTTTAGAGAAGCACCAATTCGAGAAAAATATACTAAATTTGAACTCAAATTAGCAGCATTATACAAGGGCTTGAAAGACCAGAAGAGCCTGACAGGATTGTTTGGCAAGTTCTACGATGCCGTTCAGGGCAAGATTGGTAAGCAGCTGGATGCTTTCAGTCAGGAAAATGCTGAGCCTTTAGGTAAGGACGAGGCTATAGAAAAAGTCTTTGGAATTAATAACAAACAAGAAAATGACAGACGAAGAGAAACTGAATCTCCTTCTAAATCTGGAGGAGAAGATGGGGCTGAATCAGCAGGAGACAGACCAGAGCGAAACGACGAATGGTACAACCAATCAGCAGTAAAGGTCAAGACAGCCAAGGGTGAGGAGCGCAAGCAGATTCTTCACGAAATGGGTGAATACGTCAAGGACTATGCTAGAAAGGCTGGCTTTGATGAGCCTGTTATATTTGATACTTGGGATGCTGCAGAAAAAGAAATCCCTGGTATCAAGGAAGACGTAACAGGTGGCATAACAGATGAGGAAACAGCTTTAGGTGGATTTGCTGGCGAAGATAAGGTTTACTTTATCATGGAAGACGAGGGTGTGGATAATATTAAAGAAGTAAAGTCTTCTTTCAATCACGAATCAATACATGTTGATAATTACAAAGACCCTTCAAGAAAAGAAGCTATCATAGCAAGTATTAAAGATTTTAAGACTGTAAAATACACAGACTTAGAGAATGCTATTGAGTACGTGGCTCATACGGATGGTTATACGAAGATAGCTGAAAAAATGCTTTCCAATGGTGAAGACCCATCAGAAATGCTTGCAGAAGAGTTCCTTGCAAATGCTGTGGAAGAGATTTATCGAAGCGGAGAGGATGTAGCTTCTGAAATTACAGCCAATCCGACATTACAGAAACTTGCGCTTGACGCATATAAATTCAGAGAAAATGACAGAAGAGGAAAAGAAAGAAAAAGTGAGGGTGGAGATTCCACAGATGGGAAGGTTCAAACACGTAATGTATTACGTACCGAGAAAACAAGCGGAACTGATGTGGAAACTGTACAAGGCAAACCAGAAGTTAACGCTGAGGGAAGCAATGGTAATGGCGGGCAATCTTCTGAAAATGGAAGAGGAGAAGTAGATACTCTCCCACTCCTTCCAAAGGAAGAGAAGCCAGACCCTACTTTTGACCCGATTGCGGCTGCTGCAGCAGAGTTCAAGAAGGAGCATCCTCTGACTGAGGATGAGATCAAGAAGGCAGACGTGGATGATTTGTCCAAGGATATGGCTCTTGATTATCTGAACGGAGAAGTGACAGATGATTTGCATCGTGCTATCTATGAAAGCATCTTTGCCAAGACCAGAGGGCAGAAGACTGAACCAAAGGTTGAGGCTCCTAAAGCGGAACAATCTGCTGACCCTATGGAAGGAATCAAGAATGCAGCAGAAGGATTCGAGAAGGAGAAGAAAGCAAAAACCGAAAAGAAGCCTCAGCAAACTGCTGACGATGAAGCGGTAGCGGCTTCCAACAAGAAGGTTAATGCCCTTTGGGATATGCTCAAGAATGCCGGCAAGGATGAAATATCTGCTTCGTTTGTTGGTCTTAACTCTAGACAGCTGGAGGTATTGCCTAAGCTGGTGAGCGCCATGGCAGAGAATGCTTACCTGAGAATCAAGAGAGGTATGCACAATCTTGAAGACGTGGTGAAGGAAATGCGCAAGGAGTTTGCTCCTGCTGCCAAGCTCTTTAAGAAGGAAGACGTGGATGCTATCTATGAGCAGATGATGAATATCCGCTATCGTGATGGTGAACAGCGCATGAGTTTGAAGGAATGGGCTGACTACTACGAGAAGACTTCACCTAAGCATCAGGAGAATCTGGTGGGCGACTCAAAGACTGCCGAGGAAAGAAAGATGGCTGAGAAGAAGTTTATTGATGTCGTGAACCTACAGTTGGGCTTCAAACATAAGTTTAACGGTATTGTTGAGCTGAGAAAGATAGCTGAGAGAGTTGGCTTGAAGGATATTAAGGACACAGACCTTCAGGAGCTTGCTGAAACTGCCATTGTTAAGCGAGCAAGAGGTATCGCTTCTTCTGAATCAACCAACGATGCCGTGAAGTTTGAACGTATCAAGACACTCTATGAGAATCAGCCTAGCCTCAACCAGAGAGATTCTGAGCGAGTGATGAAGCAGCAGTACTCTACCCCTGCCCCTTACGCCTTCCTTGCAGACATGTATGTGAAGGGCAAAGGTAAGGTGATTGACAGCGCCCTTGAACCAAGTGCCGGCAACGGTATGCTTACCATCGGCTTGCCAATGGATAAGGTACATGTTAACGATATTGATGCACAGCGATTGGCGAACCTGAGAAGACAGGGTTTCAAGAACGTGACGAGTCAGGACGGAACCCAGCCTTTTGCAGACAAGGGCGTTGACGTGGTGGTAACAAATCCACCATTCGGTAGTGCTACCCCTAAGGAGTATGACGGCTATAAGATTTCTTCTCTTGAAGGACAGATGGCTATCAATGCCTTGGAGAGCATGAAGGACGATGGCCGTGCTGCCATTATCATCGGCGGCAAGACAGAATACGCCAAGAACGGAAGTCTGAATCCGAAAGATAAGGCTTTCCTTGGTTATCTCTATAGCCACTATAATGTGGAGGACGTGATTAATGTGGATGGAAGTCTCTATGCAAAACAGGGAACCAGCTACCCTACACGTATTATATTAATAAATGGAAGACGCAATTACGATCCTGAGCACAAGGTATTCCCACCTGTAGAGAAGGAAGCTAGAGCGGAAGCCGTGAAAGATTATGACGAACTTTATAAACGAATTGAAGATGACATATTACGTAGCACAGAACAACCAGTGGATATTCGCAGAAAAGAAAAGCGAGAAGGTGACAAACCAAGTGGTAGAGAAAACGTTTCTGATTCTACTGAAGAGAATGGTGGACGAGGAAGATTGGGAACCACAACAGTTCATGACGGAACTTCTGAAAATTCTGAACCGACTGAGCTGGACCCAAGCACCCGACCTGTGGGACAATCAGAAGATGCCGACGGAAGACCAGTTGAAGCTATTGGCAATGGAGATAGTAACACAGACGGAAGAGGGGGACAAACTTCTGTACCAAAGTCTGGACCAGCCGATGGTGGAAGCGAACGAGGAGGAAATGAACCATCTGGAGGAAATGAGCCTTTACGAAATGGTAATGGAGAAAATGGACGAGAGCCTGGAGTACGACATGGGTCCGGACATATTCAACAACCATTAGAGAATACTCCTAAAGAAGAGAAGAAGCAGTCTCTTACAACAGAGAAAGTTAAGTATCAGCCACATAGTGCTGCCTACTCTATCGGTGCTGTAGTTCCTGCCCGACAGAAAGAGGCTTTGGATAACGTACTTAACAAATTAGGCGATGCCGACCAGTATTTGGTAGATAACCTTGGCTACAACGACAAGGAAGACCTTTACGCACATCTTGCTGCAGAACAGATTGATGCGGTAGCCTTGGGATTGAAGCAGATGGAAAAGGGCAATGGCTTCATTATCGGCGACCAGACAGGTATCGGTAAGGGAAGACAGGCTGCTGCCATCATCCGATACGCCGTGAAACAGGGAAGAATCCCTATTTCATTTACTCAAAAGGCTAATCTTTTCTCAGACACCTACCGTGATTTGAATGATATTGGCAGCCCAGAGTTGCGCCCATTCATCCTTGCATCAAGCAACGAGGGAAACATCAAGGTAAACTATGACGAAGAGGTGAAAGGTCTTGATGGACAAACAACTACTGTTAGAAAGCAGAAGGTTGTATATAAGGTTCCAAGCAAGACTGAAACAGAGAGAGTACTGAAATATATTGCAGAAAACGGAAAGCTGCCAGAAGGATATGATTATATCCTCACCACCTATTCGCAAATCAGAAATGGTATGGAAGAGTTTAAGGGTGGAAAATGGAAGGCGAAAAAGAAAGTTACTGCAACGGACCGCAACGGTCAGATGAAGCGTGATGCTATCAAGAGAATCGCCGAGAACAGCGTCTTTATCCTTGACGAAAGCCATGATGCCGCAGGAGAAGGAAGCGGTAGCGCATTTATTCAGGACGTATTGCCGAAGGTTAAGGGCGTTACATTCCTTTCAGCTACCTATGCCAAAACTCCTGATGCTATGAAGCTATACGCCTTGAAGACCGACTTGGGCAGCAAGAATAAGGAAGAAGGAGAAAAGGGTGATGCTTCTTGGAAGGTACTGAATGCCATTAAGAAAGGTGGAGCCGTATTCCAAGAGATCATGAGTCAAGCCTTAACAAAGAGCGGTCAGATGATTCGCCGTGAACGAGATATGACCGGCGTAACTATTGACTGGAATCCTTTGACTGAGAACGAAGTGGAGATTCAAGGCCAGAGAGACAAGTTTGATAATATCTTCGGAATCTTCAACGATATTCTGAATTTCCAGCGTACTTATGTAGATGCCAAGCTCGGACAGATGAGTGATGATCTTGCCTTTATCCAAGGTAGCGTAGACCATACTCCAGGCACAAAGGATATGGGTATAGGAAATGTTACCTTTGCAAGCAAGGCTTACAATGTGGTTCAGCAGGCTCTCTTCTCTATCAAAGCTGAGAAGGTAGCAGACTATGCTATTGAGGCTATCAAGAACGGAGAGAAACCGGTTATTGCTGTCAACAACACAATGGGCAGTATGATAGATGAGTACCCAATGGGCGTTGAAATGGATATGCCAGACCTTAACTCTACTCTTATGAAGGGCTTGGAGGGTATTCTGAGATATACGGAAAAGAACGATATGGGCGACCAAGTTAACAGTACGCTGAGAGTTGAAGAACTCGGCGAAGAAGCTGTTGCCCGATATAATGAGATTAAGCAGAAGATAGCATCTGTATCCAGTGGACTAAGCATCAGCCCTATTGATGTTATCAAGCATCGTCTTGAAGAAGCAGGCTACAAGGTTGGCGAGTTGACAGGACGAAATACAGAAATGGTATATACGGAAGACGGTAAGGTTATCCGAAAGAACAGAACCGACAAAAACAAGAATGCCTTGGCTGACCGTTTCAATAATGGTGACCTTGATGCACTTATTCTTAACCGTTCGGCTGCTGCCGGCATTTCTCTCCATGCTTCCAGTAAGTATAAAGACCAGAGACAGCGCACCATGATATTTGCACAGATGCAAGGCAATATTAATGATGCAGTGCAGATTCGCGGACGTATTGACCGAACCGGACAGGTAAGACGTGGTAAATACGTGTACTTGGTTTCTGCAATTCCTGCCGAGCAACGTCTGATGATGATGTTCAAGAATAAGCTGAAATCTCTTGATGCCAACACTACATCATCCCAGAAGAGCAAGTTTAATGAGGTAGATGTGCAAGACTTCACCAACAAGTATGGTGATGAGATTGTTCTGCAGTATATGGCTCAGCATCCTGAGTATTACAATAAACTTGCAGATCCATTGGGCTGGGGATTCATGGAATATGCAAGAGACGGTTTGTCTATTGGCGAACTGAAATCTGGTATGAAGCCTAACATTACTTCTCCTGCCTACGAGGTAATGAAGCGACTCACCCTGCTTCCTGTAAAGGAACAGGAAGTTGTACTGAAAGACATATCCGACAGTTATAGCCAAAAGATTAAGCAGCTGAACGATATGGGTATGAACGACCTTGAAATGACAGATATGCCATTAGAGGCTAAGACTTTGAAACGTGAGGTTTGGAAGGAAGGTTCTGACCCTAACGGTGATAATGCCTTTGCAGACAACACCTATATTGAGACTGTTGAGATGAACGTGCTCAGAAAGCCTATGAAAGCCGAAGAGGTAGAAGAAGCACAGAAGAAAATGCTCGATGGCAAGGACTATGATACTTGGAGAAAGGATAAGGTTGCTGAAATCAGAGCTGCCCAGCAAGCCAAGATTGAGGACACTAAGGCTAAGATGGCAGCACAGGCAGAAAAGAAAGTTGCCAAGGTAGAAGAAAGCACTCGCCTTGCTTTGGAAAAGGAAAATGCCAAGATTCAGAAGAAACTTGATAAGGGCGAAGAGCTTAAACCGGGTGAGCATATCTTGACGGAAGAGGAAATCAAGACAAGAGTAGATACGGCTGTTGATGATGTAAAGAGAAGATTATCTAAAAAACTATCAGATGCGATTGAGAATGTAAATGTAAAATATGATATGTTCGTCAATCCTCTCTTTATTTTCGACCCGAACAGGACGATCAGCGTGCCTAACGATTGGTATATGGAAGAAGCGTCAACATCTTTATATCCTGAATTTGGTAGGGTAATCGGTTTCAAGTATGACAAGAACTACAATCTTGGTTCATCCTCTATCGTTATTGCTACCACCGATTCTAGAAAGCGTGTGGAGATTCCGCTGAACAGACCTGCAGTTTTTGAAAGAATACAGTCTGATTCTGAAAGATTCAGCAAGGAATGTAAGGTTGTGAACATGGACGCTTGGGATAGAATGATTCCTAAGAAAGACCGTACAACAGGACGCATCATTACAGGAAACATGCTTGAAGCACTTTCTGACAATAGCGCTATTGGTCATTTGATTTCTTATACTACCGACGATGGCAAGGTAAAACAGGGAATCTTGGTTCCTGATAGTGTGAGTACGGCAGAGATTACTGGCAACATGCCAATCGCCAAGGCTTATAATTGGTTAACAAAGAAATCTGGTGGAACAGAACTTGTATCTACAGATGGCACATTAAGATTAACAAAGAATTTCGATTCTATGTATACCCTCTTTGTTTCTGCCAGCAGAAAGGATGGCGGCAAGTATTACTTGAACCAAGATTTGCTTAATTTGGTACATGGGCATAACTTCCAGTCAAAGGGCAATAAGTTCTGGGCAACATTCGATTCAAAGGATTTGCATGACGTACTTTATGTTTTGAATAAAATGGATGTAGAGGTTAAAACTCCAAATGACTACGAGGAGAGTAAAACCCACTTCCGTGAGGACAGAGGCTTGCAGTATTCTAAAACAGATACAAAAGATGTTAAGAAAGGTAGAATCATTCCCGAAGATGTAGATAAAAACGTATCTTCGCAGATTGAAAAGAGATTCGATGATGAGGTAGAAAGACTTTATGGGGATTCAACAGAAAAGCCTAACATAGAGAAAGAGGCTAATAAATATGCTGAAATACAGTATATTGATACTTTTAAATATGACGAAAAAGCAAATCCTGTCAAAAAGTATGATGGCTTAAACTCTATCATCGACTCTTTGGATAGTAAACTTAAAGGTATAGAACAGAAATATGGATTCAACAGGAAATCAGACATCAACGAAATCAAAAGAGCTATTGGCACCGAAACAGCCGAAGGAAATGACTCCAGAGGAACGGATGAAGTTTCGCAAGGGGTTAGTATGCGAATATCCAGCGGAAAAGGGGTACTCTCAGATTACCAAAAAACGGCACTCTCTTTGGCAGCTGCTCAAAGAGCTAAAGAATATCTTTTCGAAAGATTCAATAATATCCGATTAAAGTATGGTCTCGAAGAAGGAGATTGGGCTAGCAAAGAACAGGTTGAAAGGATTTTTAATGACTACAACAGCGATGCTGACGTTAAAAAGATTTTTGATCGCATTGAAGGCATAGTTGATGTTCTTGGAACAAAGTTGAAAGGTGAGGCTTATACAAAGGTCAATGTTGAAGGGTATTATTATCACCCAAAGAACTACATATTGATAGATACCGACTTCTTATCTTCAATTCAATTCGGCAAACAAGAACTTGCTTCTACAATCTGCCACGAAATGTTGCACGTTGTGACATCTGACATCATCAACCTTTACCGAAAAGGATATGGTGACTTGCTTACTGAATCACAAAAAAAGGCAGCTAAAGAGGTGGTTGATTTGTATGACGAGATAAAGTCTTACTTTGATAAGCATATCGGTGGAACCGAACCTTATGCGCTAACAAATCCAGCCGAAATGATAACTGAGTTGGCTAATCCAGAATGGAGAAAGATAGCAGCTCAGATTCCTGCTCAAAAAGGATGGTTCAGAAGATTCTTCAATGCCATAAAAAAGATGCTTGGATTCCACGTTGACACAACGACTGACCTTGACAGACTTGACAAAGCATTGGAGAATGTAATCAGAAATCTTGATTATGGTGTATTCCAAAAAGGCGCAGAGCTTAACGATGAGATTGTTAACAAAAAGGCTAGCATTCCTGTGTCTTCCCATATCACACAACTCTCAGAGAAGACTGGCGGCAAGGTGAATATGGTTTCATCGGTTGATGAAATCACCAACAAGGCGGCGAAGGCTGCTATTGAGGAAGGCAGAAAGATAACTGGCTGGTATGATGAGAAGACTGGCGAGGTGCATCTTTACATGCCTAATATCCACGACAGATATACTGCCGAGAAGACTATCTGGCATGAGGTTGTTGGACACAAGGGAATGAGAGAGTTGTTTGGTGATGAACGATTCGATAAGTTCCTTCGTGAAGTATGGTACGACTTGGATAAGCCTGAGAATGCGGCTTTGAAGAAGCTGGTGGATGAGGAGAGAAAGTTCAATCCTCTGAATTTCTATGATGCCATTGAGGAAGGTATCGCGCGACTCGCCGAGGATGGAAATGGTGAAGCTGGCTTCTGGAATGGTATCAAGAATAAGGTATCTGATTTCCTTCATGAAATCGGTTATCGTGTTGCTCCTAATACTAAAGATGTGAAGTACTTGCTCTGGTTGAGCAAGAACTTGCAGAAGAATCCAAATGATCCTTATTGGAAGATGAGAGCCGAGGCGGTGAAATACCGTCTCGACCATGAACGTATGCCTGCTGTCGTGGCGCATGATGGCATGTTCTACGGAAATGACGGAAAGGTTAGAAGTATGGATAATCTTACAAAGGCTGAGTGGAATGAGGCTACAGATGGTGAGATTCACTTCCGTACTACCCCATCTGCCGGCACGGCACTTGACAGATACCATCGTTCACTTGATGAGCACGGCTATATGTTCACCGAGAGCTATATGGACAATATGCTTTCTTTGAAGAAGTTGATGAATGCGATTGTGCCTGACAAGAAGATTGAGGATATTGCTTCTTCGGAGAATCCTTATATACTGCAGAACACCATGCAGGGTGCGATGAGTGATGCGGCTCAGATGTTTGAGCGCAACGTGATGAAGCCTCTTGACAAGGCCATGGCCGGCGTACTGGATGCTTTCGATGGCAAGAAAGACGATGAGAAGATAAGAAACTTCAATATCTACATGATTACCAAGCATGGTTTGGAGCGAAACAGAGAGTTCTTTGTTCGTGACTTCCTTAAAAAGATGAGGATGGACGAGCAGAAGAAGCAGGATGCTGACTTCTTGGAAAACAGTTATTATAGCGATAAGGAGTATCTTGACAACGAGTTGAAGGATGGCAACATCGACCTGAAGGAGTACTACAGACAGTTGGATGAGAGTATCAGAAACCACTTTGATGCTGACTTCGAAGCTGGCGAGCACGACTATTCGGGTATGCACGCTATTCAGGAAGTGGCGAAATCTTCTGACCCTTATAATGATGCAGAGGCTATTCAGAGCGTGATGGATTCAGAAGCGAAGATGGAGAGTATCAAGAAGGGTTCTGTGAAGGACTATTGGGATAAGGTGAAGGCTGCTACCCAGTATTCGATTAACAGCGACTACAAGAATGGTATCATCAGCAAGGAATTGCATGGCCATGTATCGAATATGTTCAACTGGTATGTGCCTTTGAGAAAGTATGATGAGGCTACTGCAGAAGATACTTACGGCTACATTACCGAGCAGGGAGACCCTAAGAGCTACATCGGAAGCACGATCATGAGAGCGAGAGGACACAAGTATCTGAGTGAGACTAACGTACTGGCGCAGATTGGTGCGATGGGTAACAGAGCCATCAAGAATGGTGGAATGAATGCTATCCGTCAGGCTTTCGCAAGATTCGCGCGAAACAATTCGGGCAATAATCTGATTACCGAAACAAGCGTCTGGTACGAGAAGGACCCAGTGGTGAACATCGTCTATGAGCGTTACCCAGATATTCCTGAGGATGCTACGACCGACGAAATCAACCAAATTGTTTCAGACTTCAACAAGGATATGAAGATGAAGGAATCACAGGGTATGGCATACAAGGTTTATCGCAGAGACAAGATTGGCTATAAGTTCCAAAGAGCGGAGAACAAATCGCAGCATATCGTAGATGTGAAGATTGCCGGAAGGACCCATACCTTTATTATCAACGGAAATCCTAGAGCAGCGCAGGCGTTGAATGGATTGCTGGAGAACTCGGGCGCCAAGGGAATCATGAAACCATTGAGTTCTATCTCAAGAATGATGGCGCAGTTGTGTACCTCTTATAACCCTGAGTTCGTGATGCGAAACATCATGCGTGATGCGGAGTTTGCATCGAGCAACGTTACTTCTAAGGAGGGTGCAAGATATGGTGCGCTCTGGGCGAAGTACTATGCGCAGTTGGGCTTGTATAAGGGTGCATCGAATATCAGCTTCAAGGATTTGAGCGGAACTACTGGCTTGGGCTTGTTTGCCAAGTATCGTAACGGAACACTTGATACTTCTGACAAGGTTCAGCGATATTTCAAGGAGTTCATGGAGAACGGCGGCGAAACCGGTTGGGTTCAGATCAAGAACATGCAGGATTGGACCAAGGAGTATAAGAAAGATGTGAAGAGCGAAAGAAGCAAGATTGACAAGGGCGGTGCTGTCCTTCGTGACTTCTTCTTCGGAAATCTGGCGAACATCAACGAGGTGGCTGAAAATATCGCCCGATTCGCTACCTATTGTGCGAGCCGAGACAGTAACCGTTCTATCATCCGTTCGGTCTATGATGCGAAGGAGGTATCTACCAACTTCAACCGCCATGGAAGCGGTGATGCCATCAAGAGTTTCAAGAACGGAGAAATGACTGGCGGCAAGGCGGCTGCAAGATGGGCTTACGGATTTACGGCTAGCTATCTGAGACATTGTTCTATGTTCTTCAATGCCGGTATTCAGAGTACCAATCTGCTGGTGAAGAACTTGAAGAATCATCCTGTGGGCACCTCTATCAATATGCTTGCCATTCCTTTTGCCCTCGGTGCGCTAGCTGCACTTGGCAACAACGTGCTGATTGCTAGCGAGGACGAGAAGGACAGAAAGGGAGTGAAGGACCCATACGGCGAGTTGCCTGACTACGTGAGAAGAAACAATCTCTGCATATATAAAGGTGGCGGACAGTTTGTTACTATTCCGCTTGCTATTGAGTTGAGAGCCTTCTTTGGTCTTGGCGACTTGGCGGCTGGATTGACCTTCTCGCCAAACGTGAGTGGACAGAAGAATCCTGCCTTGGATGCTGTGGGCTGTATGTCGCAGCTTGTGCCGGTAATGGACTATCTCGGCAACTCTTCGGCTGGCAAGGAGCCTTTGAACGAGACGATCAAAGCTATCTCTCCTTCTGCCCTATCTCCTTTCGTGGAATGGGAGCTAAATACCGACTGGAAGGGTGCGCCGATTGAAAGACGTGGTGACTGGAATGAAAATTCACCTGCTTGGCAGAGATCCTACAAGGGTGTGCCTGACGGATATATGGCTGTGAATAAATGGGTGAATGCACAGACTAACGATGTAGCAAAGGGTAATGAGGATATGCTAGGTAATAGTTTCCTGGATATGGTGACGAACCCTAGTATGCTGAATCACTACATCGGTGGTATAGGTGGTGGCGCCGCTACCTTTACAGAGCGAGCTATCGGTGTTATTAAGCATGGCAAAGATACGGAAACCAAGGATATTCCTTTCCTTCGTTCGTTGCTTTATACGCCGAGCGAGCAGAGCAGTTTGCAGCGAACCAAGAGCAAGTGGTATAACTATAAAGACGAAATGGAGAAGACCATGGCCAACGTGGACCGCCTGAAATCGAAGAACGTTCCACTTGACAAAAGAATCACGAACATCGGGGAGTATTATCACTTCCAGAACTCCAAGGAAGCTGCCAAGGTGAGAGTAATCGAGCTGGCAGAGAAGCAGATGAAGCGATGGAAGAAGCTTAGAGATAAATCTTCTGATACCGAGAGCATCAACTTCGCTAATCAGAATATTGACAGGATCATGATGGATGCGGTGGATGAACTGGATAGATTGGAATAAATAAAGAAAGGAGTGGGCGCTTGGCTCACTCCTTTAATATTTTATGTACATCCTCCTCTTTTACGCATTTAGCACAAACGGTCATAGCATAACAATCCTTTAATGATACTTCCTTATATGAATCAATATCGGGACAATCTGGTCTTGAATGAGCAACCATTATTCTTGGACCGCTTGAACCTACAAATTGAATATATACTTTATCCCCTATGCTTTTCTTATAACCACAAGATGTTAGAGCTATAGCGAAAAACAATACTACCAATTTCTTCATAATCTTTTATAGTTAAGCGTTATTTTCTGCAAAAGTACGGAAAATATTGATAGGTTGTATCGAGTTCGGGGTGGTTTCTGCACAATTTAGATTTTTACTAAATAAATAAGCAGAAGGTGACTCAGCATAAAATGCTGAGGAACAGAGGCTTGCATGTCGAAAATTTTATTTTGAGCATAGTTAGGCAGAGCCTCATCTTCTTCGTAACTTTGCACCAAGTTCAATAGTGAACGAAACGAATAAACTATTTCATTATGTCAGAATCTAAGACATACATCTTTGGTGAAAACCAAAACGGAGGTTCAAACGGAATGCTTGGACTTCTTGCTCCTCTGCTCCAGAAGCAGGGTGTAGATCCAAATGTGCTTCTCGCTATGAAGGGCAACAATGGCTTCGGCGGTGAAGGTGGTTGGTTCATGTGGGTTATCTTCCTCTTCTTCCTTATGGGTTGGGGCGGCAATGGCTGGGGCGGCTTCGGCAATAACGGCCGTGGCGGTCTTGCTAACGAGATTAACAACGACAATGGTCGTGCCCTCTTGATGGATGCCATCGGTGGTAATCGTAATGCGCTCAGCAATTTGGCTACTCAGCTCAATTGTACCGAAGGTCAGATTCAGAATGCCATTTCTGCTTTGACTTCTCAGGTTCAGAGTGTAGGTAATCAGGTAGGTATGAGTGGCATGCAGACCATCAATGCTTTGCAGCAGGGTAACATGCAGATTGCTCAGCAGATTGCAAACTGCTGCTGCGAGAACCGCTTGGCTATCTGTCAGCAGACTGGAGCCTTGCAGAATGCCATCAACAATGTAGCTAATGGTCAGGAGCGTGGCTTCTCTAACGTAGCTTACGAAACCCAGCGCCAGACTTGCGATTTGCATAACGCTATCAAGGAGAGCACTCAGACCATCGTTGACGGTCAGAAGCAGCAGGAGATGCGCGAAATGCAAAACAAGATTGATGCGCTTCGCGAGGAGAACAGTACCTTCAAGGCTTCCGCAATGACTTCACAAATCGTGGGTCAGGCTGTAGCACCAATCAATCAGGTTTTAGCTGGTCTGCAGAACGAGGTTGCTGGCATCAAGTGCAAGTTGCCGGAGACAGTAACCACTCCTTACAGTCCATTTACTGCGGTTCCTAACTGCGTGGCCTATCAAGCAGGTTTGTATGGTTTGAATGCTGCCAACAATGCAGGATTCTGGGGTTAAAGAAAGGAGGCTGCTATGTTATGGTTAAGACCTTATACATGGGTGAATCGTAACGGTTCGGCGGCTATCGCTTCTACTGGCGTGAAGGTGAATACTGCCGATGTGGTGTTCACCTTTAAAAACCACGCCTTCGTGAATACCAACTACAGAGGAACGATTTTCGTGAATCTGCGTCAGGCTATTCCGACTGGAACGACTGGTACGCTGCCTATCCTTTTCGAGACCAACGGCGCAACCCAAGCTGTAACCAAATTCAATGGTGAAGCATTAACGGTTGCAGACGTGCCGGGAACTGGAGTGGTTCAGCTCTGGTTTGAGAGAGACACTAACACCCTTCAGCTAATGACGGGTATTGTTTAACAAAAAGAATAGATAATAGGAGATTACATTATGTTTCAAGGTTTAAGAACAAATTCTTTATTCTATGTCCTAGATAAGGGCGAAAACCCGAACTTGCAGATTGGTCAGGTTGTTTCGGTAAGCAACCCTCAGACGAAATACCCTACCTTTAACAATGGCTTCACGCCTCAGCCTATGGAAACTGTGGTTGATGTGAAGGTGAAGCTGAACGACGAGGAGGTGGATTTTAAGCAGCTACCTGCAAACGGACAGATAGCCAACGACAAGAACCTTGTGGTGAGCGACAACAAGGAAGCCATGAGTTCAGAGGTCGATACGATGCTGAGACAATCCAAGGCGATACTGGAGAGCGTAGATTACCACAAGAAAGTCGTTGATTCTTGTGAGGGAATGCTATTGCAACTCAACCCCCAGATAGCCAAGGAGAGGGAACAGACTGAGAAGATCAGCAAGCTGGAAGGTAAGGTTTCAGGAATGGAGGGCAAGCTCGACAAGATGATGGGATTGCTCCAACAGGCGATAACCAAGTAATCTCCTATCTATTCACTTAAAATCATAAGATTATGGTAATGATTGAGATTACAGAAGATAAGTTCGATGATTTGTATGACAACATCGAATCCATGCTTGGTTTTGGCAGCAAGGCTATGTCTTGTCTAAAAAAGATGAAGCAGGAGCGTATGGGTGAGCGTATGCCTGATTATCGTGACGATTGGAGAAGAGAACGTGAGGAACGTGAAGAGCGTGAGAACAGACGTAGATTCAACAACGTGAACGATGATTGGAACTACCCTAACCGCTATGGTGAAAGAGGTGGTGGCGGCTACAATGGTGGCGGTCGCTAATGTTTAACTTGGGAGTTTTGGTAGCGACATTTATGTCGGAACCAGACTCCCTTTAATATTCAGTTCAGTAATATGGGAAAATGCAGAATGCCATTGGATATGTATGACCTCAAACCTGAGGGAATGGTTTCTTATCTCAGATACAATGGCTATCATTTCAGCAAGAAGATGTGCGAGTGGGCGGTTAGCCTGATGTATAAGTATGACTCTTCCTCCAAGCGTGATGTAAGTGTCTCGTTTTGGGATAAGGAGAAGGTAGATTCCCTTCTGCTTGGTCAGGGAATTGATGTAAAGAATAAGGTTGGCTACGACCATGTATATGTGGCGAATATGGCGAGGGCAGACTTCTACAAGTCTTCCATCAAGGATGAGGAGCAGTTAGCCCAGTTTATCAAGGATATGGTGGATGATGCCGACCAGAAGGATGGTTTCATCTTCAACCGATTCTATGCCGACTGCTGCCATAATGGTGTGCCTATTCCTTGGGAAGATGTGTTATGATGAGAAGAGTGATTGAACTTCCGAAGTACGATTGGAGCATAGTATGTTTCATAGGTTATCAGCCGCCTGATGCCGATGAGATATGCCATGCTCTTTCGGATATTGGCTGTAATGGAAATCCTTTATCGGAAGCCTACGAACATCTAACCAAGGAGAGTGTAGATAGGGGTCTTACCTATTCCAACCTATCAGAACGAAGGAGTGTGCTTGCTATCGGTAAATGTGAATCTGATGGCAGCATTATCAATACAATAGGTCATGAGCTTCTTCATGTGGTAGCGCATATCTGTGAGCAGGATGCAATAGATATGCTGAGCGAGGAACCATGTTATATGATGGGGAGTCTGTGTGAGAAGTTCTTTGATGTTTCGAGTGTTAATAATGTTAATTGATAGAGACAAACCGAAATAATTAGTTATCTTTGCAGCAAATTAAACATTCAAACTTATGAAGAAGAAAATTATATCTTATATTATAGGCATACTTGGCTGCATCATCATTGATGCAGCATTTGTTGCAATAGCAATTCATCATGAAGCACCAGTTTCTGATTATATCCTCATGTGTATATTCCTACCTATTGTTGATATTGCGTTTCTTGTTTTTGGTAGTTTATGCTTTGAGAAGTCCGGAAATAAATGCTTGGTGATTAAACTGCCTGGTACAGTAGATGATGATAGTTTGCCTAAGTTAAAATAGAAACAGAAAAATTGAAGAGTGAATACAAGAAAAGAGAGTGCTAAACAACACTCCATGTTATAAAATAGGAGCAATGCTAGGCACCGCTCCCCTTAATTGTCTGCTTTAATCTTTTTGTTTTCCTTTAAGAACATTCCTTTTAACACAATGTTTGCCAGACCTAGAATGTTAGCAGTTGTTGTGGCTAACAATGTAGACAAAACAGTATTACTTAAATGCCATTGACCATTTGCACACTTACACAATAATTGGAAGACCATATATAACCATAATGGAATAATTATCATTACCCATAAGGTTAGATGTCTTCTGAATTTAGTATCTTGTGAATACCTTATTTTCTCCTGGTCTTCCAAAGATTTTGAATCTATATCATCAAACTTTGGGGATTTTTCGTTGGTATTCTCAACCTTAATTCCTGAGTATATATCAAAACCTGTTTTATTCATGTTTCTTGATCAAAAGATTTTGAAAATATGGTTGTATATATTCATCTGGAATTTGATTTCCCCATTTGAAGCCTGGTAGATGTGTCGTTTTATCCCATGGTGAGTCTATTTGATGAGACCAAGCAGAAAGATAAGAAGCATTATAAGCTCCGTATGAGCGAAACACTAAATTTATACAAGCTTTTACTTCGTCAGTAATGGAATCATCCTCAAAGTTTACAATTTCCTCTAAATTCAACTTTAACAACTTGTTTCTTGTTGTTGGAAAAACTGGACCATAAGGCCACGCTTGTGGATGCTCATTAGTTAAACGCTCTCCTTTTACTGCCAAATACACACCATAAGATATATACAACAACTTCTGCAACTTCGTCATATTAATGCCGATGTTGTAGGCATTAGCATAGGAGGCTATATATCTTGCCAACACTACACTATTGCAAACGTATGTATCTTGTATAGTTGCCATAATTTATAGTTGAAGTTGATAAATGTGTATAATCGTTATTTTCTTTCTTCTGCTGCAAAGGTACGACAAAATTATAAATAAAGCAAGTTTATATTGTTATATTTGTATAAATATATAAAGAATTACCGAATGTTTTACATTCTAATAGTATTTTTAGAATATTATTAAACCATTATAAAAACATTATAAGAAATAGAGGGTGAATCTTTATTGACTCACCCTTCTTTTTTTATCTTTATGGCTTACTCCCTATACTTTGGTTCCTCATACACCAAGTTATGACCATCTACGTAAGCCTTGGCTTCTGAGTATGAGTCAAACTCTACTGCGGTGGCATTCACCGATGGGAATACCTCAGCATTGTCACCTTTCTCTGTGAGAGGAAACACCATCTTGATTCCCTCATGTACTACCTTATACTTCTTTGTTAACTTATTCATATCTTATATTGTTTAAATGTTATCACTCTATTATTTAAGAATTAACGATTACAGTGTAGCCTTTCTGCTGCAATGTGGCAACTGCTGCATCAGATGCTGAGGTGCGAGTACCAATAACGTCAATTATCTTAGTATTGATACTAGGCACTTGACAGTTTGCTTGGTCTTGAAGCATCTTATCTATGTTGTCAAATTTTATCCCATCTTTAAAAGATATGATATTAGCAGATGAAGGTCGAGAACTCCATGTTAATGTACCAGTATTTGAATGTAATGCAAGAAGACTAAATGATGAAGGCATCTTTGCCACATCTCCTGTAATATTTGAATATGTAATATCAATATTATTTAATTGTGGTAAATTAGATAAAGCTCCTATATCTCCTGTTATCCTATTAAGTGCGCTAGCAAATAACTCAAACGAAGTAAGTTTTGATAAGCCAGAAAAAGCGGAAATGTCACCATATAACACCGTTCCATAATTAGAAAATTTTGTGAGATTCTTTAAGTTAGCTAAAGCAGAAATATCCCCAGTTACTGATGAACCTCTTAATTCAAATGTATTTAAAGTACTGATTTTACCAATACTCTTAATGTCACCTGTAATGTTTTTACTATCAAGATATAATTGTGAGATACGCAAATTTTCTAATGCACTTATATCTCCAGATACGCCTTGACCCTGAAAATCTACTATATTCAAAGAATTAGAGTACTTTAAATCTTCTAAATTTAAATGCTTATTTAATCCTCTTTTTGAAGGGTAGCTCAAACTTTGCTCCCAGTCTTTAAGGATTGTAATATCATATTTATTACAAACTAAGAGTGTGACCCCGTCATTGCTTACGAATATCTTTGAATTGCCACCATCACCAATCGTAATTTCCTTACCTATATTGTTAGTAAGAGAACTGTCTGTAAAATAACCTTCACCAACAATCTTCAAGGTAGTTGGTTTATTTGTTACTATACCTATAGATTGGGTGTAAGCAGTAGGTTGATTAACCTTGTCAAACTTTACCTTAAAACCACCCAAAATAGGCAATTTATCATTATTGGCAACTCCATTTAATCTTGTAACCAAACATTTTCCCATATTATATATATTTTAAATATTAAACATATTATTTTCTTATTCCATAAACTCGATATACCGAATAACTATCAGAATCCATTTTCATTTCAAAAATCGTCTTCCCGTTCTTGAAATCATAAATTCCTATATTTGGTGTACCTGCACTTCTAAAAGAACCCCATGATACTAAAAATATTCCATCTGCAAGTTTATCTACAGAACCCATATAACGACCTCTATAAGACTGATACGTGAATGAATTGAAGTTCTTGACAGCTTTATTCTCGGTATCTATGTTAAATTCTACAATTCTTGACGAACCACTGGATTTATTGTCAAATAAAGTATATAAACCTTCATTATTTACAATAGCATCATGGCATTCATACCACTGCTGCTCAGTAGTAGTTTTTATACGCGTTTCAACATCATAGTTATAGTTACTACCTCTGTTTCCTCCAATTTTCCAAAGAATATCGCCTATAGTACCTATATGAGTATCATCTGACCATGTACGAGAAATTACAAGAATTTGGTTTGCCTGTTTGTTATTTAGCACAAGATTATTATCTTTATCAATACAGATAGTATTATTGTGCAAATAGTCTTCATTATTACCTTTGTAATGACTATCTTTCCAAAGCTCTGGGTAATCTTCTGATTTCCATAACCAAACACGTTTACCATCATATTGTTCCTCAACATGTAGTGATGTCACCGTCCTTTCTTCTCCATCTACTATAGTTTTTTGATTACCTACATATCTTTGAGATATTATATGAAGAGGATTTACAGATAGTACCAAGCAGTCATGAGGCTCTATCTTATTGCCTTCAGAATCTCTTATGTTGCCTTTAACTAACTCAAAAGTCTCATCTTTAGCCTTATATATGTTTAATTCACCATTTGATGAATTTAGATTACCATCAACGCCATAATAGTATTGTACACCGTTTTCTTTTATCAATCGAGGGCAATTTACCTTTTTCTTTAAATATCTGGAAACTAGCCCATTTGTTCCTAGCTCAAGAAGATACTCCGTCCCGCCTTCTATCGGACACAACACAAGTGATTTATAATAGTCGGAAAAGCTTCCGCTAATTGTAAATTTAGGAAAGTCTGATGGTAACTCTGATGAAGGTATTCCTTCCAACTTTACCAAATTAATCTGTGGGGAGCCTTCTAAATCTTCTACATTAAGAGAGTAATATCTACCACTACTTCCCTTTACATAAGTTGTAATTCCAAGCTCTATGTTTTCTTGTCCAACTTTGAGTTTTGGGATGCGAATAGCATC